CGGCCATTGCAATAAGCAGGGCCGAGCGCCCCACCTTTGCCCCACTCCTTTCAACGAATTTGCTAACTATCTGATGAGTAAGAACACGTCCGATCTGTCCTCCCACACCCCGATGATGCAGCAGTATGGGCTGGAAAAGGCCGTACGGCCCTAACTACGCGGCTTACAGCGATTCGCTGTCTAAAACCTGTCAGCGAGATATCGTCTGTTTGGGCCAATGAAACCGGGATAGGCCGAGGTAGTTTTAGACAGATAAAACTACCATATCCACTAATTGCTAGGGCAAACCTACGCCATTCCTAACCGACTGAAAATCGTGGTAGCGATTGGCCAGAATCTGGCATGATCTTGGAGAACGCATTGCATTAAGCGGTGCCTGGCCGAGGGAATGAAATGAAAATAGAAACGGAAGTACTGAACGAGCTCATAAAAGTTGATGCGCTGCACGAAGAGAGTGAGATCGTAAAAGGCATAGCTCAGAGAGCTGTAGACTTTGGATTCGAAGCACTGACGACGAAGCAGCAGGGAGTGATCAACCATCTTCTCTCGAAATCCTGCGAAGGCGTTTCCAACCCGGGTGGTTATCACAATAAGTGCCAGGCAGTCATCGATGGAAAAGACCTTGTAGAAGCCACCGTCAATTCAGGCTACTACGGTGGATGGCTGTGCGAAAACTGCCGAAACGAATCAGAGGGATATGAAAGAGAGCGCGAAAAATTCATGGCTGATTAATTTTAATCTTTGGACGGAACCCCGAATGGACGTCTGGGATTCCGTCTGAACGTCGCGCCAGCTACCAGTTCATGATCACCAACTCACCGGCTGGGTTATTTAGCTTCAGCGCAGATTATGAATTTTATAGGCAAACGGAGTGCTATTGATGTTCATCGTGTCAGTGATTGTTATTGGTTTGTTTTGCTTGATCGTAATGGGTGCATCTCAGAAATTCGGCCACTCAGGAACTCTGGGCGTCTTCTTTGGTGCGTTAGCTATCCCTGCATTTGCATCTTTGATTTGGCGCTCATCCCTCGTGCTGAGCTGGTGGACTGTGGCAATTTTTATTGGCCTGTCCCTCATCGTAGGGTTAATGGCAAAAGCCGCAAGACAGTCTGAGGAAGGCATTAATACGATGGTGCTGACTCAGCCACTGACAGGATTTATCGGCGCGGCCTGTGCCGTGGGGTGCTGGTTTATAAAATAGAAGTTACTTCTCATGCTGAGAATTTTCAGCACAGGAAAACAATCAATGCACGATAAAAAAATCCCATCTATCGAGCGCATTTTAATAGGCACCCGCGAGGTGATGCAGATGCTAGGCGTTGGCAGAACCACCTTGCATCGATTGCGCCAAACGGATCCCGCCTTTCCCAAGCCAATTAAAGATGGCCCGCACCGTCAGGCACACGTTTATTTCGTGAAAGCCGAGATCGAGGCATGGGTTCAATTTAAAGCTGACACCAGACCGCGGCCCGCCCCTAAAGAGATCTAGGTCATGAGTGTGGCGGCAATGTCCTCCACCTTCTGATGCCGATATACCTACCGCAGCTCGTCGGCTCACGTCGCACCACGGACAAAGCTCGATTACTGTATACGCATACAGTAAAATAAGCAGTCAATCATGTCCCCTACAGAACTCAAAAAGGAATGGCTCGTCAAATGGCGGAGAATCCTCGACGACAACGCGTCCCGGATCGATAACCCCGAAGCTCATCGAATGATGTGCCGTTGGGAGACTCGTGACATGTTGGAGGCAGGGGTCATCGATGAGATGGAAAAATTTGAGATGGATGAGCTGGCCGACGCGGCTTACTGGCATGCCGTTGAAGAGCTGGTCACCACACCTGCGGGATACACGTATGGCGGCTACTATGACGTCATTCAACGAGCAACATCGGAGTGCGTCGGGTACATCCGAAGCAACACCTATTACTCAGCGCTCGGACCAGGTGCTGATGGGTTTGATGGAAAGGTGTTTCGCGACAAGAATGATTTGCGACTGGTGTTACGCAACGACAACCAGACTTGGGCGATGAATGGGTTGTTGCTTACCGCGCCATCTGGTGAGCTGTACGATCTGGTACAGACCGCGCAATTTATCTATGGGCAGGTCTACCCAGTTATCTGCGATGCCGATATCTACCGTGCGCTGGTAGATTGCGCACAGGTCGCCTTGGAGAGCCGCGATTTTGAGAGCTATCGCAAGGCCCGTCCTTTATTGCTCTCCGCCCAGTTCACCAAGTGCTGTGCCTGCCTGGACCGATTCGGACAGCGCGAGGATTGCAGCAACTGCACAGGTAACGGCTTTGTCAGTACAGCTGGCACTCAGCCGACGTCGTCCGCATAACCTGCAACAGCCTCCTCGACCAGCTCGCGCCATTCTCCGCTTTCGATCACGCCTCGCTCCAACATGTTGTCGGCCAGTGCGAGGCGCGTTTCATAGCGATACTCGGGACCGCCTGCCGTGAATTCGGCGTCATTGAGCAGCGCATGCCACGCTTCCATCTCGTTGACCTGCTGTATATCAGTTGTCATGACGAATCTCCGGTGCCGGTGTCTACAGTGTAGAGATCGGCCGGCGCGCGGCTGTTCATCAAGCCCGACGAGCGGAGACAGTTATGTGCGGACGCCTTTCACAGTACAGCGGCATTCATGACTTCGTTGCGGCCCTCAGCATGCCGAACGCCATGGTCAACTCGGTCGGCGAACTGCCCCTGGAGCGATACAACGTCGCCCCCACCACCCAGGTCGCCGTACTCCACGTACAGGGCGAACTCCTTTTGGCTGATCCGGTGCGCTGGGGATGGAGACCGCACTGGGCAACGGATCGCGCCGCGCCGATCAATGCCCGTGTCGAGAAAGTCGCCCACGGCCCGTTCTTTCGGGCGATCTGGCCGCACCGGGCAATCACACCGATCAATAACTGGTTTGAATGGGTCGATGAAGGTGGGCCGAAGAAGCAGCCCTACCTAATCCGCCGGCGCGACGGGGCGCCGATCTAATGCGCGGCCATCGGCCAGCTACCCGATGCTGACGAAGGCTCAGGCGAACATGACGGCTTCGTGATCATCACCGCCGACAGTGCGGGTGGCATGGTGGGCATCCATGACCGGCGGCCCGTGGTGCTGATCCCGAACTGGCTCGCGAATGGTTGGACCCTGCCACGCCCAAGGAGCGCGCCGAGCAGATGGTGCTGCACCAGGGCGAGCCGGCTGAGGCTTTTGAATGGTTTCAGGTCGATGCGGATGTAGGGAAGCACGGAACAAAGCACTCAACCTGATCCATCCTGTCAGCGTGTAATGGCACGGGTCCTTCAACCCCCATGATCACATGGTGTTTTTAGGAGGTCGGGGTGAAACTAATATGCTACTGTAGGAAACAACCAACCTAAAGCATATGTATAATTTTATCTGATTACTCCGTGTAAGCTCTCAGCAATAAGTAAACCTATTTTGAATTCTAGGAGCAGAGATGAGCGAAGACCCATTGAAACACTCTAAATCAGAACTTAGCGCTGCATCAAGAGCTATCGAGGCAATGCAGGCAGCAGATTCTATGGATAGATTTGAGTCAGAATGGCGTGAGTTTTTGTCATGCATTGAAAAGGCATGGAACAAGGTAGAGCGCACATGCCAGCCACAGCGGGCGAAATTTCAACCTTGGCAGGGGACATTTAAGTCACTTAGAAAAAAAGACATGTTATTGCGTTATTTAAAACAAGCTAGGGATGCTGATAATCATTCGATACAAGATATGACCGCAATAAAACCAGAAAGCAGGATAATAAAATCTTCCAGCCCATCAGGCTCTTATATTAAAAGCATGACAATATTTAATGGCGAAGTTATCTCATATGAGGGAGACCCCATAGTTCAAATAATAACTCCACCTCACCCAATCGCAATCCCAGTTAAAACTAGCGGGGAATGGCACAACCCACCGACTTTTCATTTAGGCAGGCCAGTACCTGACTTGCATCCTGTAACGCTAGCAAAACTTGGTTTGTCATTCTATACAGACTTCGTTGACCAGGTAGAAAAAAAGTTTTTTACCTGAAGATTATCCTGCCAGCAAAATTATAGAGCTTAATAACAGCTAAAGAACTCAAGCAGTTTTATACAAATTGTTATTTTCGACCAATCGTAAGCAAATATGCCTGACAAGCCCTGGATCTATCAATCTTTGGTCGCCGTCATCGGTGATACGGATAATTCTTTGAGCGTGCGGTGGGTCAAGTTGGGCTCCACGGGCTGCATGAACCACGCCGACGGCACCGGTGGCGGTAGGCACGTCGCAGCCACTGGCTGTATCCGCTGCGTCGACAAGGACTGACAGCCGCACATCAGCAGTGGCAAGGCGATCGCGCAGAGCAGCCTGGGTACGTTGGGCATCGGATAATTCTCGTATGTGTTGTTGGTCCTGGATGGCGAGCTGTTGCTCGGTGGCCAGACGCTTGTCCTGTTCGGCACGGGCCTGGG